ATAGATGGAGAATCTCTAACTATTGTGAGAGAGCTGTTTACTTGAAAGGAGATATTCCAGATGTTAGAGAAGCAACACGTTATAAATGGGCTGCTGAAAATTTAGTTGGTAAAAAGATATTAGAAATTGGTTGTTCAGACGGTTATGGCATTCAATTTTTACCAAAAGATATTGAATATTTAGGATTAGATGCAGACCCTATAATAATAGAAGTAGCAAAAGATCAGGACTGGGGTCATAATAATGCTAATTTTTTATCCTCTGATATTAATGATTTCGAGTTAGAGTATTATTCAGATATTATTGCTTTTGAAGTAATAGAGCATATTTCTAATGGGGTTGAGATTGTTGAAAAATTAAAAAAACATTGTGATAGATTGATGATCACTGTTCCGTATAAAGAGCCTGTGGGTTTCTGGGGTCCGTGGCATAAGCTTCATAATCTAGATGAATCATACTTCCCGGGATTTTCATTTAGGTTTATAAATCAAGATGGTATGTTATTAGATAAACCAGATGAAGGAATAATAAATTTAATGATATGTATTTGGACTAAATAATTTTTATAAAGATAAATGAAAGAAATATTGTGTTCTATAGCAACACGTGGTAGATATGATACGACCCTCCCTCTTGCGTTAGCATCTATTATTAATCAAACTAAACTTCCTGATCATATCATTATTTTTGATGATAATGATGAAGATAAAAGGATAGATTTAAGAGAAAAAGAGGTTTATAGAAACCTCCTTCTAATGATTGAATTAAAAGGAATAACGTGGCAAGTTATATTTGGAGAAAGAAAAGGACCACAATACAATCACCAAATAGCAAATACGTTCGGTTATAAGTGGGTTCTAAGAGTAGATGATGATACAATACTTGAGCCGAATGTTCTACAAACACTTTATAACAAAGCTACTACTGAAGAAAATGTAGGAGCAGTTGGTGGTTGTATTATAACTCCGTGGTGGAATTTTTCTGTGGAAGAAAGAAATAAATCATCAAATAAAATTGAAGATATTTATTCTACTCCTAATAAACAATGGTTTCCTATTATTGATACAGAAGAGGTAGATCATTTACATTGTTCATTTCTTTATCGTGCTGGTGTTTGTGATTATAATTTACAATTATCACCAAAAGGGTTTAGAGAAGAGACTCTATTTACGTATGAGTTTATTAAGAGAGGATATAAGAATTTTATTATCCCTTGTAAGACTTGGCATTTAAAAGCTTCAGAAGGTGGTATAAGAGGTGTTAATGATGAAGAGATGTATATTTATGACGAAGAAATCTTCAGAAAGAATATTGATTGCGGAAAACTCTGCGTACTCAACAATGGTATAGGTGATCATTTAGTTTTCGAATCTATTCTACCAGAACTAATTAACAAATATAAAAAACTAACATTAGCTGTTTGTTATCCAGATGTTTTTGAAGATTATAATATTCCATTAATATCAATTGCTGATGCAGAAAAAATTACTAATATCGATCGATATAATATATATAAGTTTATGGCTGATAGAAACTGGAAGAACTCTTTACAAGAAGCATATAAAACTCTTTATCTATGAAGATAATTATACACCCATTTTCGAGAAAATTAAGAAACGGTAAATTAAATCCAAAAGTGTATCCTCACTGGATCAGTCTAGTAAAGCTATTAAAAGGATACGATCACGCAATTGTTCAAGTAGGAGAGGAAGGAGAGGAACATTTAGTAGATGATTTTAGAACGTTATCACTAAAAGAATTAAAAAGATTAATTTTAGAATATGATACGTTTATTTGTGTTGATTCGTTTCTACAGCATCTCGCTTGGAGACTCTCTAAATCTGGAATTGTATTATTTGGACAATCAGACCCAAAAATATTTGGTCATGAAGAAAATATAAATCTTTATTCAGATGAAAAATATTTCCGCCAATATCAATTTCAAACCTGGGAAGAATGTGAATATATAAAAGAAGCATTTGTCACACCAGAAGAGATTTTAAAATGTATAAATAATAATAATAATAATAATAATAATAATAATAATGATATTTGTTAAATTAGAAGAGATTTAAGAAAACATAAATAACAGAAATGATAACAAACGAAGATTGGAAGCCAGCAGAATATAATACTGGGATCATGAAAGGAGATGATTTCAGAGAAGAATTTACATTCAGCGTAGATGGTAATATAATAGATCTAAGTTTAGGTGATCCTGTTATAACTTTAAAAAATTCTTTTGATCTACCATTTAGAGTGTTTAGTATTGGAGATCAATTAAAATATAATGGATCTACATTAGTATGGACCATACCATCTTCTAATACTTCTACATATAGTCTTGATGTATATGAATATAAGTTAGAAGTAAATATTTATGGTTCTAATAGAACTTTTTTAAAAGGAAATTTTATAGTTGACGCTATATGAGTAATATCTTAGTAGACATAAGTAATAAATTTGGAAGTAGTGGATATTCTGGTATTTCAGGTTATTCTGGTATTAGTGGTTATTCTGGTATTAGTGGAAGTAGTGGATATTCTGGTATTTCAGGTTATTCTGGTATTAGTGGTTATTCTGGTATTTCAGGATATTCTGGTCTTAATGGTGCATATGCTGCTTCTGGTTATTCAGGATATTCTGGTCTTAATGGTGCATATGCTGCTTCTGGTTATTCAGGAACTTCTGGTTATTCAGGAACTTCAGGTTATTCAGGAACTTCAGGTTATTCAGGAACTTCAGGTTATTCAGGAACAACCATAATAGTATCTGATGATTCCTCTACTAACGCTAACTATTACCCTCTTTTATCAACAGGCATTTCAGGTGGTCTTAGTGGTCCAAAAGTATCATCAACAAAATTATCTTTTAACCCATCAACCGGTGATTTAAAAATTAATAGCACCAAACTCGGAACTAATACAACTTCAATATCTGGTACTACTCAAACAGCAATATTTACTTTAGACGCTACCGTTTATAGAACTGCTAAATTTATTATTCAAGTAACAGATATTACAAATACTCAATTTCATTCAGTTGAATTACTTGTTATTCATAATGGAACTACAGCTTATATTGTAAAATATGGGTCAGTTTATTCATCAACTGAATTGGGAACTTTTAATTCAACTATTGCTGCTGGTGTTTTGACTTTATATTTCACTGCTACTCAATCTTCAACAAAAAATATTAAAGTTTTTAGTAATACTATAACAATATGAACTACTTTTAAACTAATGATTCATCGACTCGAATTTACTGCATGCAACTCTAGTTTTTGTTTTATAATGTGAAAGGAGAGAAAATGAATTATAAAAATCTTCAATTAAAATAAACTAACATGAAAGAATTCTTATTAAATCATAGCTGGGAAATAGCAGGATGGGGAATCTCTATTATTTTTACATTTTTCGGTTCAAAGAAATTAGCTGTAGCTAGTATACTTAAAAAAACAGGCGATCTTCTCACGGAGATAGGAGAGTTTATAACTGATGACAATAAGGATCATGTTAAGAAAGTTTTAATTGATGCAGAGGATATAAACAAAGCAGTTGAAACATTAAGAGTAGAAGCTCCAGCAAACGCAAATAAACTATAATGAATATAGGTGAAAATATTAAAACATTTTTTCTTGAATTATCACAAGATCTAATAAACCTGTTAACAAGCGCAGAAAATATAAAAAAGTATGATGTGTTGATACAGAGTATTCTTGATGTATTAACAGAACCAAAAAATTCAATCAAATATGATACTTTACTACAAGGAGTGATAAATAAATTTACAGAACAAAATAATGTAGAAAAATATAAAATTTTATATAGAAGTCTTTTTGAAACAGGAGCTATTAATGCTCCAGTAGCCGGAGTTTTAGATGCAGAGACAAATAAAAAGAGAAAAGAATTGGAGGGTGATTTGGTTAATAAACCTTTACCTATGTGGACTGAGCCTATTAAGTAGTTGTGTTTCTGTGCCGAAAGGTGGAGATACAATATTAGTATCAAACGATAAATCAGCTAAAGCTAGTGAATTGGCGCAAGATCTTCTTCATGTAAAAACATTCATTCCAGATTCATTAAAACAAAACTGGATACCCGTGTATCAAGATTTTAAAGCTGGTCATACTACAATTTTTACACATTAAATTATTGAAATATGAATAAAGAAAATAAAATCTTCTATAACATGATCCTTCAAGAGATATTTGAAGTGGCAACTGATAAAGAATTAAAATTTCCAGATGTTATTGCTCAATTAGGAGCAGCACAATCGTGTTTAGAAACAGGATATGGACAACATCATCCTGATAATAATTATTTTGGAATAAAAGGGAAAGGAAATATCAATGAAACTAAAGAGTTTATTAATGGTAAATGGGTAACTATTTCTGCAGCATTTCAGGGTTATATCAATATGAATGATTCAGCTCTAGGATATGTAGAATTCTTAATTAAGAATCCTCGATATCATAATGTACTTAATGCTGCTAATATAGATGCTGCTATTACAGCAATAGGACAATCAGGTTATGCTACTGATCCACATTATACAACAAAACTACATCAAATACATAATTCTATAACTGTCTAAAAAAAATATAATGAAAAAAACACTTTATACAATTATAATAGCATTCTCTTTATCAATAAGTGCTTGCTCTAGTCAACCTGTTCTAGCACCTGCTAATACGTTACTAGAAAAATATGCGTACGCAAAAACGACTGAATCAGTTATGCTTACAGCTGCAACAATTAATAGAAAGAATGGTGTTATTACAAGAGCAACTGAATCGTATGTTGTTAAAACATTAAAAACAGTAGACGGTCTTTTAGAGGAATCTGTTACCCTAAGTAAAACAGATCTAACAAGCGCTAACTCACAATTAGAAGCAGCTCTTGCTATTATCAATTCTGTTAAACAATTTCTTAATGATAACGGTATTAAACAGTAAGAATATTTCTACATAGAGTATTCCTCTTATACGCCCGTATTTCATTATTGTTGACTGTTTACTTATTAAAGCTCTTACAGAGCTTATGCTTCATTTGGTGATGACTTCATCATCACCACCTTCAGCATATATACTTTCCATGCTAGATTTCTTTAATCCTGTTAACTGTTTATTATATAATGAATTACTTGTTTTTGTTACTTTTTATTACTTTTCTTTTACTATTTATTACTTGTAAAATATACGAAAATTTCAATGAGAATCAACTAATATTAAATATTAAATATATGTCAAATTTAAATCAGGTAGAAATCATAGCAGACACTTTGCTTGAAAGTATTAGGGTGGTTGCGTCAGCTATTTTAACGCAAGCTGAGAACAACGTCGCGGATGTTATTATAAACAAAGTAGAATCATATCTAGATTTATTAGTATCATCAGTGTCAAGATTCCAAACTGTTAGCAATCTAATAGCGACTGCAAATAAAGAGAATAGAGATTTAACAGATGCAGAAGTTGCTATTGCTCAAGGATTTTATAATGATGCTCTAGCAGAAGCAGAAGCAGATTTAAAATCATAATAACATAAAATTATGTCTTCAACAGTAGGTACAGTTCCCTTCATAAAACTACCAACTACAATCTTTGAATTGAAAGATTATATTAAGAGGCGGTTAGGTGCACCTGTTATACAGATAAATCTTGATGATCAGCAAATTTATGATCGTATTGCGGACGCTCTTTTATTTTATCAAGATTATCACTGGGATGGAACAATTGATGACTACTGTAAGTGGAAATTAACACAAGAAATGATTGATCAACGATTTCTACCAGTAGATGATAATATTATTGGTGTTGTAAGAATATTTAATCCACAAGCGTCTGAATATTCGCAATTTACTAGTATTCGTTATCAGTTTATGAGTGAAATTAATGCACATGATCAATTAGTATATGCAAATTTAAGTTTTGTTGATTATTACTTGATGCAAACAAGATTATCAGATATGGATCAACTCTTTCGTGGATTGAAACCTGTTCGTTTTAATAGACATGAGCAAAAGTTATTCATTGAAATGGATTGGGCTCAGGATATTCATGTTGGGGATTATATTGTTGCACAAATACATAGAGTTCTAGATCCACAAACATATACTAGTATTTGGAGTGATCGTTTTATAATGGATTACTCTACTTGTTTAACAAAATTAAACTGGGGAAGTGCAATCAAAAAATTTAGTGGTGTACAATTGCCTGGCGGTATACAATTTAACGGGCAGCAGATTTATGATGAAGCATTAGCTGAGAAAAAAGAATTAGAACAAGCAATTATGGATAGTGGTTTACCGCCACTGGATATGATAGGGTGAACTAGATCAAAGAAAGAGTCGTTAAAGACTCTTTCTTTTTTTACATAAATATATCTATAAGAATCAATAACTAAAGATAAGATATAGATGGCGCATAATCCATACATGGATATTATGAATGTGCAAGGTGAAAAAGATCTTGAAGAGAATCTATTCATTGAAGCTATAGAAGCTTTCGGTGTAGAGGTTTGGTATTTACCGAGAACGTTAATAAATGTTGAGGAACTATATTACGAACCACAACAAGTAATATTTGAATCTGCTAAAAAAATAGATGTCTATATTAAAGAACAGATGGGTTTTGCTGGTGGTGGAGATATTCTAACAAAGTTTGGTATACAGATTCGCGACGAATGTACATTACAGATGAGTGTAAAAGTATTCAGAGAAATATTTGCTGATGTGCCTGACTATCATAATCCACATGAGGGTGATTTAATAGTTCTAGTTCTAGATAATGAATTAGTATCTACTAAGAGAATGTATTTTCAAATCAAGTTCATACAGGATGAAGCAATGTTCTACCCTTTAGGGAGAATGATAATGTATGAATTTTCAGTAGAGTTATTTGATCTTGCGGGTGAGTTATTTAGAACGGGAAATCCAAAGATTGATTCTATCAATGTGAATTATCCTGTATCTAATGTAGCAACAACGGCCCCTGATGATACCGCAACAATAGAAACAAGAGAAGGTGGAGTTATTGATTGGTCGGAAGATAATCCCTTCTCGGAGGATTTTTAAATGTTGGGATATAATTATTATTATAATAACTCTTTAAAGGATTATATACTGATATTTGGATCTTTATTTGATGAAATATTTGTTAAGAAGCATGATGAATTGGGAAATCAAATTAACGAACTCAAAATACCTATCTCATACGGACCAGTAGAGAATTTCTCTTCTATGGTGGAGAGACGTGATATGGACTCTGCTGGTCAATCCGTTTCCATAACATTACCGAGATTATCGTACGAAATAACACATATAGCGCACGATTCTTCTAGGAAACTTAATAAAAGGTATGAAGTTGTAAAAGTTAATCCAAGCTCTAATAATAGTGTACAAACAGAATTCACACCCGTACCGTATAATATTACTTTCGAATTATCTATTCTCACAAACACACTCACGGATGGGTTAGTAATAGTAGAACAAATTGTGCCTTTTTTTACACCAGAAGCAACAATAGATCTAAAGTCAGATAATATATCAGATTTAAATATTCCTATTACCCTAGAGTCTATATCATTTAATGATAATACGGGAGATTCAGCTGTAGAAGAAAGAAGAGTTTTGATATGGACACTAGAGTTTACTTTTAAAAGTTTCTTCTTCTCACCTATTCGTACTAAGAAGATAATAAAGAAACCTATTATAAATATAAAAATTACTACAAATGATTATGAAACAATACAGGAAATACCTTATACAGCAACTAAAAATTGGAGTCAGTTAACAATAACTGATGAAAATATTCAGTGGTTAGAAGAAATTACAATCAATTAAAATATGCTAGGATACGGTTACTATTCATATGATTTAATAAAGAAGATGACTATTGCTTTTGGATTTCTTTTTAAAGAAATTCATATAAGGGATATTGATCCTTCTGGCACTATTTTAAATGATTTTCTTTTACCGGTGAGCTATGGTTCGAAGGAGAAACATTTATCACGTGTTGAATCAAGAGCGAAAGGAGAACAGGTAGCACTCACTATGCCACGAATAGCATTTCTTATGACTGGGTTAGAAAAAGATTCTTCGCGGGCTCTGAATAAAAGAAATCAATATACAAACATCATCAGTAATGATGGTAACAAATTATTAACACAATATAATTATGTACCATATAATTTTAATTTTGATGTTTATTTATTAGTAAAAAGAACAGAGGATGGGTATAAAGTAGTAGAACAGATATTACCATTCTTTACACCAGAGCTTAATTTACGACTCAAATTAGTAGGTGATATGAATATAGAATTAGATGTACCTGTTATTTTAAATAGCGTTTCTTTTGATGATAATTATGAAGGCGCTTTAGATATAAAAAGAGTAATTTCTTGGACTCTTAATTTTACTATGAAATCATACTTATTCGGCCCTATTAATCGTCAACCAGTTATCAAGAGAGCTATTACAAGACTTGGAGTGGATGATAAATTGTTTGAACAATATACAACAATCCCAGTAGTTCCTGGTAAAACATTAGATGAAATAACTGAATTAGATAATTACGGTATAGAAGTTACAAGGGAAGATATATAAATTAAAAATTAACGGAGTATTATGTTATGACTATAGGATCAAATTTTGGATTAGATGATGAAGAGATTCTCAATAATATGAGAAAAGAAGCTAAGGCTTTGAAAAAGAAATCTAATGTGACAGATAATGATTATGATATCGCAAGACTTAACCTCAAAGAGTTGTTAGGCAAAGGATCTATTGTGCTGGAAGAGCTCATGATTATAGCGAAAACATCAGAGAACCCAAGCGTCTATAGAGTTCTTGCTGAGTTGATAGATGTCCTTGGGAAACATAATGTGTCCTTGGCAGATGTTAGAATGAAGGAAGATGAGGTGAAATATCGTGAAAAAAGAGATACTCCTACTGTTCAACATAATACACAAAATAATTTATACGTAACAACATCTGAATTACAGAAGATGTTGAAGGATGCTTCAACGAGCGCTATTATTCAACAACCAACACAAATAACCAGTGCCAATAGTTAATCCAAGAATATATTATGGTAATCCTAACCTTAAAAAAGGTGGAACACCCGTTAGCTATAATCAAGATAAATTAATAGAATATACAAAGTGCTTACAGGACCCTCTTTACTTTATAAAGAAATATTTTAAAATTGTTAATCTTGATAAAGGATTAATTCAATATACTCCCTATCAATTTCAGGAGAATATGATTAATCTTGTACATAAGGAGAGATTCACTTGCATCATGACTCCCAGGCAACAAGGGAAATGCTTAGGTGCAGGAAGTTTTATTAATATAAGAAATAAAAGAACAGGTGAAATTAAAGAAATAAAAATAGAAGATTTTTATAATAAAGAGGTTGGATCAGAAGAAAAAAGATGCATATAAATAAGTTTAGAAAAAGAGATTTTAATAATTTTATTTTGAGATATTATGTTGAAGAAAAAAACCTGCCACCTGTGTAACGAAGAATTCTATCCAGCACACACTAATTATCACTACAAAAAACAGCATCCAGATTTTGATTTAGTTAAGTATAAAAAGGAACAGCAAAAGCTAAAATTAAAAAATCATAAATGTAAATATTGTGGCTGTTCGATCAAGAATGGTGAATGTTGTTCAAGTGATAATTGTAAGGAGCAGAGAAAGAAAGAGAAAGAGAAGGATGTTAAAGTAAAAAATAAAAAAAGAAAATGTCATTTATGTGGAGAGGAGATGAGTAATTATAATCCTTCACTACATTATAAGAAAAAACATCCTGATTTTGATTATGAATCGTACAAAGAAGAGTTAAAACAATCAAAAAAGAAAGACTGTAAATGTAGATATTGTGGTTGTTCGATTACGAGGGGAGTATGTTGTTTGAAAAAATCTTGCGCTAAACAAAAACTAGCTGATGATAATATTATTAAAAACAACATTAAATTTGAAGGGAAAATTGAAAATTATGATTTCATTTCTTGTCCTATTTGCGGTTATAAGTCCACACAACTAACGAATCACTACAAAAATGTGCATAATCTCTCTTACGAAGAGTATCATAACCTCTATCCAGACTTAATCTGTTGTCAAAAATATAAGGAAACAAACTCGGAAAGATTTTCTAAAGAAAAGAATCCTGCTTATCAACACGGTGGAAGATTATCCTCCAATTCAGTAAATTTTTTTAAATATGTAGAAGGTAAAGCTGATTATACGATAGAAGAAGTAAGAGCAAAAAAAAAACAAACTTTAAAAGAAAATCCACAAAAGAGAAAGACTAGAGTTGAGTATTGGATAGAGAGAGGATATTCTCAGGAAGAAGCTAGAGAAAAAGTTAGAGAAAGACAAACTACATTTTCAAAAGAAAAATGTATAGAGAGATATGGTGAGGAAGAAGGAGTCAAGAGATGGAATGATCGACAAGAAAAGTGGTTGAAGACAATGAATTCAAAACCACAAGAAGAAAAAGATCTCATTAATAAATCTAAAGTGCTTAGTGGAAATCATGTATCAAAAAATGAACAAGAAATTTATAATTATTTAAAAAATATTTTTAAAGATATAGAATCACAATTTATACTTAGAAATGAAGAAGGTCATAGACTTTTTGATATGAGAATAGGTAAAAAAATTATAGAATATAATGGTGATTATTATCATTGTAACCCTAAGATATATTCTTCAAATTTTATCAATAAAAGATTAAACAAAACTTCACGAGAAGTATGGGAAAAGGATGAGAAAAAAATTCAATTAGCGAATAAATTAGGTTATGAAATATTCACTATTTGGGAAAAAGACTACAAAGAAGACAAAACAAAAATTTTACAAGAATGCTTAAACTTTCTGAATCAATAGAACGTAAATTTATAGATTCTATTGATATAGATGAATGGGAGATAGAAACTGATAGTGGTTGGCAAGATATTACTTCAATACATAAAACGATTGAATACGAAGAGTGGGAGATAGAAACAGAAGATGAATATTTTCTTATAGCAGCTGACACGCATATTTTATTCGACGAAAACTACAATGAGGTTTTCGTCAAAGATCTTACACCTAATATTTCTTATATAAAAACAAAGAGTGGAAATAGTTTAGTAACGAAAGTTATTAACAAGGGATCATCCTCTCACATGTATGATATAACTGTAGATAGTAGAGATCATAGATTTTACACTAATGATATATTATCACATAATAGTACCACCATCATCTCCTATTTACTTTGGTGTCTTCTCTTCAACGACAACTATAGTATTGCTCTACTTGCTAATAAAGGTCAGTTAGCAAGAGATCTTCTCGGCAAATTAAGGTTAGCATATGAACATATTCCTGATTGGTTACAACAAGGTGTTGTAACGTGGAATAAAGGTTATTTAGAATTTGAAAACGGTTCGAAAATATTAGCTAGCTCTACCTCTTCTAGTGCTATTCGTGGAGGAGCGTATAATTG